CGACCTTGCCTCAAACAAGATTCTCTGCCTCCAGTCCATCCTTGAAGGTAAAGGAGTTTTCCTTAAAAAGATTGGAGAGTACGTCAAACCTGCATCAGGATTCACAGTCATTGCCACCGCAAATACTAAAGGTAAAGGTTCAGACGACGGAAGATTCATTGGAACTAATGTGCTCAACGAAGCCTTCTTAGAAAGATTCGCCTTAACATTTGAGCAAGATTATCCTAATGTTACCATTGAGAAGAAGATCTTGGACAAGCAGTGCAGTGACAAAGAGTTTACTCAACGTCTAGCAGACTGGGCAGACATCATCAGGAAGACATTCTATGATGGTGGCATCGATGAGGTTATTTCAACTCGTCGTTTGGTTCACATCACTAAAGCTTTCTCAATCTTTAAGGATCGTTTGGAAGCAGTACAACTCTGCCTTAACCGTTTCGATGATGAAACTAAGCAAGCATTCCTAGACCTTTATAGTAAGGTTGATGACAAGGTTGATCTTCCAGATGAGGACAATCCTGTAGAGGTGTATAATGAGGTGGTTGCCACATCAGGCAATCCCTGATATACTAGGAGAAAACTACCCTCTATATGAAGTACAATGAAGAAGAACTCCTAGAGGAGGTCAAATCTTACATTAGTAACACATACCGAGGACACTACAGTCAAGGTGGGGTTCAGACACTGGATCTCATCGACTCGGTAGGTGATGCGGAGGCATTCTGTAGAAGTAACATTCTAAAGTATGCTTCTCGCTACGATCGAAAGGGTTCAGCACGTAAGGACATCATTAAGATTGTCCACTATGCGGTTCTCTTACTCCATTTCAATGATAAGACTGCTAGAGCGCAGGCTATCAATGATGGAACTACATCATTCTCAGTTGATTACGACAAATGACCGCAGTTACTCTGTCTAAACAGACACTCGCAATTTTAAAAAACTTTGCCACAATCAACACTAGTATTGTTGTGAAGAAAGGAAGTCTCCTCAAGACTATTAGTAATGCAGAAAACATTCTAGCATCTGCTAAGGTAGAAGAGACATTCCCAATTGACTTTGCCATCTATGACTTGAACCAGTTCATTGCTGGTCTCTTGTTGTTCGATGATCCTGTACTACACTTCGATAATCCTAACTACGTTACGATTAGAGATCAAGGTCAGGGACGTAGAGTCAAGTATTACTTTAGTGATCCAGAAATCACTATGAAAGCAGCACCCGATCGGGACATCAAGTTTCCTGGTGGTAACATTGAGTTTACTGCTAAGGAAGAACAGATCGGTGCCCTTACTAGGGCAGCAGCAGTCTATGGTCTACCAGACTTCACAGTTACTAGTGTTGAGCAAACCGTTACCCTTAAAGTCCGTGACAAAGAAGACGACACATCGAACGCTTATGATCAAGTTGTACAAGGATCCACAGACGGTGATTATGCGCTCGATTTTAAGGTTGAAAATCTCAGACTCTTCCAAGGAGACTACAAAGTAAGTGTATCGAATAAGTTGATTTCCCAGTGGAATCATAATGACATTGAGTTATCTTATTTCATAGCACTGGAGCCATAGATGAAGAAATTCTTATGGGTCGAAGAATATCGACCTAGCAAAATCAATGATTGTATCCTACCTGAATACCTTAAGACAACGTTTCAGGAATTTGTGGATGCTGGAGAGTTCCCAAACCTCCTACTCTCAGGCACCAGTGGCGTTGGCAAGACAACAATTGCTCGTGCTCTTTGTGATGAGTTGGGTGTTAGTACTATTGTTATTAATGGTTCTGATGAAGGTCGGTACCTTGATACAGTTAGAACAAGAGTTAAGAACTTTGCTAGTTCAATTAGTCTTACAGGATCTAAGCACAAGTGCGTCATTATAGATGAAGCAGATAATATGACTGTTGACGTTCAGTCTCAGTTACGTGCTGCCATTGAAGACTATCAGAACAACTGTAGGTTTATCTTTACTTGTAACTACAAGAACAAGATCATTCAACCATTACAGTCTAGGTGCTCTGTATTTGATTTTGTAATTAAGAAGGAAGACAAGTTAGAGTTGCAAGGACAGTTCTTTATGAGGATCAGACAGATCCTTAAGGAGAATGAAGTCACTGCTGAGGATAAGGTACTAGTCAAGTTAGTACAGAAACATTATCCAGATTGGAGACGTACTCTTAATGAGTTACAGAGACATTCTGCTGGTGGTTCTGTAGACAGTGGTATCCTCGTTGATATATCTGAACTGGATATAACTGCTCTTATTAAATCATTAGCAAGGAAAGAGTTTAGTACTGTCCGTAGTTGGGTGGTAGAAAACCTTGACAACGATCCCAATATGATCTTTCGTAAGATCTATGAGGGGTTGAGTGATCACTTAGTTGGTAGGAGTATCCCTCAGTTGGTTCTCATCATTGCTGACTATCAATACAAGTCTGCTTTCGTAGCAGATCAAGAGATCAATCTCTTAGCTTGTATGACTCAGATTATGGTGGAGTGTGAATTCAAATGACACACAGTTACACCAACCCTTCAGAGAAACAAGATCTTTCTCACTTGGAAGCAACTGCTGGAGGTGAAGTAGATCATCAAGGATGGCCAAAGAAACCACCTATCTCTGATAGAGAATGTATCTTTAAGTGCCTAGACAACTGCGTTAATCTTGCAGGACTTGATAAGAAACAAGTAGAAAGATTGATGAAGGAGTTTGCTGTCGAGAAGACAGACGAACAAATCAAATCCGAATTTCCACCATTATGAAACGCTGGATGAACTTACACGACAACACCCCTTGGTACAAAGTTAAGAGACCACAAGATAAGGATTTTATTCCTAGTGGACCAGAGTATTATAAGAAGGGCAGTTTCCATAATAAGGTTGGTATGACCCTAATGTGGATTTTCTATGTTATAGTAGGTACACAAGTAGTGTATGCTTTATCGGTCATTCCTTTCTGGCCAATACCAGCAATGATGGCTATTGCACTGGTGCTATTTGGATATGTTGTTTGGACTGCGAGGAATGTAAAATGAGAATCACTCAGAAGATAATTGATGAAATTCAATTAGCAATGACTCACACCAAAATGAATGGGGATCTCAATTGGAAAGATGGAGATGAAATTGAAGTATGTCTTGCTGGTACGTTTGCTGCTGACAAGTTTATAGTCCTTCATAACAGACGTATTAATCCTAGACCTTCTAAAAATGACTGAACCAGAATTTAACGGACTGTCTGTCCGTGTTCCTATGGAAGACTTTAAGTTTATGCTTAGGCAACTATGGAGATGTAGGAACTCACTTGGTGATCCTAAATGTGCTGAGATGTGGGAAAAATATAAAGACTTGGATTTTGGTGAATGAGAAATACTATTCTTTATGGTGATTGTCGTAAGACCCTTGGCACTCTCAAGGCACAGATCACCACAGGTGTTGCTGAGAGACCACGGATGTGTGTTACATCACCACCTTACTATGGCCTAAGAGACTATGGTGGAGAAGAGGATCAGATAGGACAAGAACAAAGTCCAGAAGAATATATAGAAAACTTAGTTGATGTATTCAGGAGTGTTCGTGATGTGCTTACAGATGACGGAACTCTTTGGCTTAATATTGGGGATAGTTACTATAATTACAGGCCAGGGAGAGGACAAGGACTGGTTAAACAAACAGTCTCAAATTCAAAACAAGATCTACCAGATGTGTGTCCTCGTAGAGGAAATAGACTCGAAGGACTCAAAGAAAAAGATCTGATTGGTATACCGTGGATGCTTGCATTTGCATTACGTGCAGACGGTTGGTATCTACGTCAGGATATTATTTGGCATAAGCCTAATCCTATGCCTGAGTCGGTTAAGGATCGCTGTACTAAATCTCACGAGTACGTATTCTTATTGAGTAAGAACAAGAGGTATTTCTATGACAATGAAGCGATTAAAGAACCAGCAAAAGATTGGGGTACTCGTGATAGAACTCAGGGGAAATATCACAATCAAGGTACAGGATTACAACCCCATTCTGGACTCACGAAATCATATCCTAACAAGAATAAGCGGTCTGTTTGGTCAGTGACTAACAAACCGTATAAGGGATCACACTTTGCAGTGTTCCCACCAGACTTGATTGAACCTTGTATTAAGGCAGGGACTGCTGAAGGTGATATAGTATTAGATCCCTTTATAGGATCAGGTACTACTGCTATGGTAGCTAAGTCACTTAGACGAAGTTACATAGGTTGTGAGTTGCATAAAGAGTATGGAGAACTTATTAATAAACGTATTGGATCTATACAAGGACTAAGAGATTTTTATCAATGAAGTTTTATCAACTAGACTGTGACTGGAAGGCACTACTTAAAGAGACCTCCCAAGTCTATGGCTTATGGAAAGGAATTGTTCAACCTAGGATTCCACCTGAGTTGAATTATGATCCTACTCTTGCCAAGAATGCTTACAATGTAATCACTCTGACATCACCATTGCCAGAGTATTATAAGTTCTGGACACAAGTTTATGCCAACATCAGAAAAGAAGTAGATAGACCCGTATGGATTCACTCTTGGTTGAACGTTCATAGGCACGAGGATCTTGGTAAAGAATCACTGGAGTGGCATAGTCATTCCTATGCTGACCACCACGGATTCATTCATCTTAGCGATAAAGCAAGTACAACTGAGTTTAAGAATGGTACTAACATACCAAACAAGCAAGGTCAGATGTACTTTGGTGACTCTTCGTTAGAACATCGTGTAGTTAGTGGACAGTTTCAGGGTATCCGTGCTAGTATAGCTTATGATCTCCTAGACGATCCAAAACCTGAGCACTTTGCACAGGACATTTTTATTCCTATATTATGAAAAAATTTAAGACACCGTTGAGGTATCCAGGAGGTAAGTCACGTGCTACTAAGGTATTGTTAGAGTACATACCTAACCAGTTTGATTACTATGTGGAACCTTTTATAGGTGGTGGTTCTATGGCCATTGCTTTGACTAAGGTACGTCCTAATTTGAAGGTGACCATCAATGATTTGTACTATCCAGTGTACGCATTCTGGACTGCGTTGAGAGATGCAGGACCACAGTTGCAATCACATCTAGCAAACATTAAGAATCACGTATCCGACTATGAGGATCAGGAGGATGTGCTTAAGGCACATAAAGAAACCTTTGATAATGCTAAGGCTAAGTTAAAGGATAATCAGGACATCTATGATACTGCTGTTAACTTTTATGTTTGTAATAAATGTTCATTCAGTGGACTGACAGAGAACTCAAGTTTTAGTAAGCAAGCATCACAGTCTAACTTTTCAATTAATGGTATAAATAGTCTGCTGTGGTATCACCAAGCGATTAGAAACTGGAACATCAAGAATGAGGACTATTCACAGGTAATCAACCCTAGTGCATTTAATTTCTTAGACCCTCCTTACAGTATTAAAGATAATCTATATGGCAGTAAAGGATCGTTACATAAGAATTTTGCGCATAAGAAGTTAGCCGAACTCTGTGATGTGTTTGAAGGTAATATGATGATTACCTATAATGCATCGAAGGATATTGAAAAATTATATCCTAAGTTTGCCAAATTGAAGTGGGATCTAACCTACACAATGAGGTCAACTCAATCTTATGGAGCCGATCAGGACAAGCGTAAAGAACTTTTACTGGTCAACTATAACATAGATAACAGTACAGGAGATTGGTACAAGTAATGGGAAACGTTATTGCAAGAGCACGTGGTGGACGTGCACAACTCATTGACACTAAAGCAGGAGTCATACAGACTTTTGGCGTGGATGTTCAAAGTGCTATGCTACAAGGCGATGAAGTAGTAGTTCAACTTACCTCAGGTAAGACACAGATCTATAGATTCAATGCCTCTGGTCGTACCGTATTCGGTCCTGTACGTACTTTTTAATTAATGGAAAAAATAGACACCCAAGGGATGAGTGGCCCTGCTGCTCAACCTGGTGATAGGAGTGCCAACAATTATCCTAAAGATGAGGATGGAAATTGTATCTATCCTGAGATGAAGACAAACCCATTGTCATTGATTGAACCACAACTTAAGATTGAATTGAAGGCACTCATTAATGAGGTGTTGGATGAGAGGAAAGAATATGTTCACCCTTGGTACTCCTATTGGGATGGCGTTAGCGGTGAATAAGATATGGAGGATATGGAAATATGCATTGGGAAGTTTTTCGGATGAAAAAACCAAACAGTATGACAACTACATTGTACTGGTCCGTACCATTATTTTGCTTACTTACTTTACCACCAATATTTTTATTGTTGCTGGTGTTGTGAGACATTGGAATCCTAATTATGAAACTCAGCGACTATCTTTACAGCATCAACCAGTCCAAGAAGGACATCTGGGATGAGGAGAATTCAAAGGGATATGTTCCCTTTGTAATTAATAAATGTCTCTCTGGCCAGTTAGATTCTGTGCTGCACGCAAATGAAATGAATGCAGCTCACCATCTACCAAAGCGTTTACAGTACGATTACTATATAAATACCCTCAGACCTAGGAAGAGATTCTCTCCTTGGATGAAGAAGTCTGCACTTGATGATCTTGACGCAGTAAAATCATACTATGGTTATAGTAATGAAAAAGCACGACAAGCATTACAGGTATTGACCACATCGCAGTTGAAAGAGATTCGATCCCTTATTGATACTGGTGGCAGTAAATGACCGAAGAATTTGTACAATGGAATGAGCAATCTATGATTGAGGTTGCTCTTAAGGAACCTGATGACTTCCTTAAGGTGAGGGAAACTCTTACCAGAATTGGTGTGGCTTCCCGTAAAGAGAAAAAGATATATCAGTCTTGCCATATTCTACATAAGAGAGGCAAGTATTACATAGTTCACTTTAAAGAATTGTTTGCACTAGATGGTAAGCAAACAAATCTTAGTATAAACGACGTGCAACGTCGTAACAGAATTGCGACCCTCTTGTCAGATTGGGGATTATTGAGTATAATAACACCTGAGAAGATCGATACTATAGCTCCCTTGAATCAGATCAAGGTACTCTCCTTTAAAGAAAAGGGAGAATGGATCTTAGAATCCAAGTATAATATTGGTAAGAAAAAAACTGAAACATAGTTATGGGATTAACCTTCGAGAATTTCAAAGGAAGAATTGTTACACCAGATAGCACTTCCAAACTATTTGAATTGAATCCTAATCGCAAAATTCGTACAGAGAAATTGCATCCAGATTGGGATACGATGTATATGGTGGCAGAAGATGTCTTGGTGAATCCTTATGACGTTAGGGATTTTTTGATCAATTCATCATTGCTTACTGGTACTAATGATCTTATTCCTGATAAGACAGGTGCACCAGGTATGCAACAGCCTGTAGCAAATGAATGGATGAAGGACTATGTTATGTTCCTCAGACAGACATTGTTTGATCTAAAGATTACACATAAAGAAATTAGTTGGTACGATTTTAATTGTTACACCAATTGCTTCTGGAGAAATATGAAAGCAATTGATAGTAACTATCGTCCACACGTGGATCCTGGTGACTTTGCTATGAATTTATTTCTATCAGATGATCTTCACGAGGATGATGGTACTGCAATGTATGCAATCAAGATGCCTGATGGTCAGAGGTGGATGGATTGTAGAAAGATGGAAAAGGTATCTGGTATACATCCTAAGACCACAAGTTTGAGGATGGATCAAGGTAGAGTAGGAGAAGGACTAATTGATGACTGGCAATACTTTAAAGGTGATGACATATATGATTTGATTGGTGTAGCACCTGCTAGTTTTAATTCTATATCAGGGTATAGAGGATCTATATTCCACTCTGCTGCATACGAACCTGCAAACTATGATGACGATCACGTACGGTATTCACTGGTTACTATGCTCACCTTGAGTGCTCCTGTTAATGGTAGAAGCTCATTTATTAGTGGTAAGACACCAGAAAAGTACGGGATGCCGTCTGGTGGAAAGCCTGCTGGATCTTGGTAAATGTGGTTAAATAGTAGTGTCGCCGTAAGGGACACAACTTAAACCTCGCTTAACTAAGGAGCAACCAAATGAACATTCAAAGATATCGTGCTGCCGATCTGCCAGAACTAATGGATCGGATCACAAGAAACAGCATTGGGATGGATGATTACTTCAATGAGTTTTTCAACCTACACGAAGCTCAAAGTAACTATCCCCCTTACAACCTTGTCCAGGTTAATAACGTAGAGTCTAGACTAGAGATCGCACTAGCAGGATTCAAGAAGGAAGAAGTAAATGTATATTCTGAGTATGGTAAACTCTTTGTAGAGGGTCAGAAAGAAGAAAAAGAAACTGACACTAAATACCAGCACAAAGGGTTGGCTCAGAGATCTTTCAAGCGTGTCTGGACACTCTCTGATGAAACAGAAGTCAGAGATGTAAAATTTGAAGATGGTCTATTGTCTATTGAGTTAGGTAAGATAGTCCCTGAACACCATTCTCGTAAAGATTACTTGTAACCATCTAACCCCTTGACAACTTCAAGGGGTTCTTTTATAATATACAAAACCATTTTAAAATGTCGATTCAATTATTGTTGATGAAAAGCGGTGAGGAAGTCATCGCTGATCTCTATGAGATTCGTGACAAGGAAGGTGTGCCGCAAGGTTTTATTCTTAGAGATCCACAGATCTGTAAGCTACTACCCAATGTGGAAGCACCTGAGAAAGGACCAAATGTCCAGTTCCATAATTGGGCACCACTCTCTGCACAAAGAAAATTCCTAGTGAAGGAGCACGCATTTATTACAATGTGTGACCCACTAGAACCACTGATACAACACTTTATAGAACGCTTTGGAGAAAAAGATGACGAACTTGCAGATAGTGATACTGAAGAACAACCAGATCCTAGTGAGCCAACTGGAACCGACTGAAGCAGACCTACCAGGCGAACCAGACGTTAGGTTGGTAGATCCATACATTTTAGAGGAAGGGTCATTGACAAGGTGGCTCAGGGATGTTACAATACAGAACGAGATGATGATCCAGTCGGATCAAATTCTTACCATAGTCGAACCTGCTCCTGCTATTATCTCTTCTTATAATGAAGTTCTACAAGAACGTTGACCAAGTTGGTGATCGAATTCTTGTTAGGGGATGTGATGGGTATAAGGAAGTACGCTTCCGTGACGAATTTCGTCCCACCCTTTATGTAAAAAGTAAGAAGCAATCTAAGTTCTCCACTTTATATGGGGAACCAGTTCGTCCTATTCAGCCAGGAGGTATCCGAGACTGTAAGCAATTTTGCCAGCAGTATCAGGATGTTGATGGCTTTGAGATATCTGGTAATCAGGCTTATCTCTATCAATGGATTAGTGATAACTTCCCTGGTGAAGTTGATTACGACTCCAGTAAGATACGTGTGTTCACGATCGATATTGAAACCGCAGCAGAGAACGGATTCCCCGACATCGAGTCTGCTGATCAGGAGATCTTACTTATCTCAGTGAAGGACAGTTTCACTGGTTTGTATCACGTATGGGGTTCTAAACCTTTTACTAACAAACACACTGATGTATCGTACACACAATGTGCTCACGAGCAGGAACTACTTCAGAAGTACCTCGCTTGGTGGATCGAAAATTATCCTGATGTAATTACAGGTTGGAATGTTCAACTGTTCGACGTTCCCTATATCTGTAATCGTTTGGCTCGTGTGCTTGGTGACAAGCAGACGAAATTCTTTTCTCCTTGGAAACTTCTCAGTTCCCGTGAAATTTATATACAGGGCAGAAAAAACATCTCTTATGATGTATCGGGAATAACGGTGCTGGACTATCTTGATTTGTATAGGAAATTTACTTATACGAATCAAGAGTCTTACCGTTTAGATCACATAGCACTAGTAGAGTTAGGATCTAAGAAATTAGATCACTCAGAATTTGACACCTTCAAGGAGTTCTATACCCAAGACTGGCAGAAATTTGTAGAGTACAACATCCACGACGTACGTCTGGTTGATCAACTCGAAGACAAGATGAAGCTTATGGACTTGGCATTTACGCTTGCGTATGATGCTAAGGTCAACCTTGAAGATGTTTTTTCTCAGGTAAGAATGTGGGATAGTATAATATACAATTACCTTCGTAAGAGGAACATCGTTATTCCTCCGAAAACAAAAAATCAAAAGAGTGATAAGTACGCAGGTGCATATGTCAAAGAACCGAAACCAGGACGCTATGATTGGGTTGTTAATTTTGACCTCAATAGCCTGTATCCTCACCTTATTATGCAATATAACATCTCCCCAGAGACCCTCAGGGAGACTAGACACAGTACTGCCAGCGTTGAAGGGATCTTAAATGGAGAGGTGTCAATTGATGGGGATGATTGTGTTTGTGCTAACGGTGCTCAGTATCGTAAGGATGTACGGGGTTTTCTACCAGAATTAATGGAAAAGATCTACGATGAACGTAGTATCTACAAACGTAATATGATTGAGGCGAAGAAGAAGTATGAGAAAGAACCTTCCCTCACACTAGAGAAACAGATCTCGAAGTTTAACAACTTCCAGATGGCACGTAAGATCCAATTGAACAGTGCTTATGGTGCTATTGGTAATGAGTACTTCAGGTATTATAAACTAGCAAACGCAGAAGCAATCACCCTATCAGGACAGGTATCTATCCGTTGGATAGAGAATAAGATAAACGCTTACCTAAATAAACTCTTGTCAACCACTGACAAGGATTATGTCATTGCATCTGACACTGATTCAATATATCTTAATCTCGGACCTCTTGTTGATAAATTTTTTAGTAATAAGTCTGGCGATAAGATTCGGATCGTGGACTTACTTGACAAGATCTGTCAGGATAAGTTGGAACCGTTCATTGATGCCTCTTATGAGGAGCTGGCGACGTATGTTAAGGCGTATGACCAAAAGATGATAATGAAGCGTGAGAACATTGCTGACCGTGGTATTTGGACAGCAAAGAAACGCTACATTCTTAACGTATGGGATTCAGAAGGAGTAAGATATAGTGAACCAAAGATGAAGATTATGGGGCTGGAGACTGCGAGGTCTTCTGTTCCTCAGTACTTTAGAGATCGTCTTAAGAAGGCGTTCAGACTTATTATGTCTGCTGATAACGATACAGTCATTGACTTTATCGATAGATGTAAGAAGGAGACACGTGAAGCAGTAGTTTCAGACATTGCATTCCCACGTGGGTGTAATGGTGTCACTAAGTACAAGCATCCGTATGAGATCTATCAGAAAGGTACTCCCATACACGTACGTGGTGCGTTGCTATACAATCACTACGTTAAGGATAAGAAGATTCAACATAAGAATGCTTTTATCCAAGAGGGTGAGAAGATCAAGTTCATTTACTTGAAGCAACCTAACCCTATTCAAGAGAACGTGATCTCATTCTTCCAAGACTTACCATCCGAGTTTAATTTGGAGAAGTATATAGATCACGATAAACAATTTAATAAAGCATTCTACGAACCCTTGCGTTCTGTGCTAGAATGTATTGGATGGAAGCCAGAACGTTCTGGTAGTCTTATGGAATTTTTCTAATGAGTTTTTTAAAATCTGTTATTAAGGAGATTGGAAACGAGTATGCAGCAGTTGCAGACCAGGGTATCGCTGCTGGTGATACTGCTAACTGGGTTGATACTGGTAGTTACATTTTCAATGCTCTAGTATCTGGTTCTGTTTATGGTGGGATACCATCAAATAAAGTTACAGCACTTGCAGGTGAGTCAAGCACTGGTAAAACTTTCTTTGCCCTTAGTGTCTGTAGGTTCTTTCTAGAACAAAATCCTAAAGGCAACGTTCTTTATTTTGAGTCAGAATCTGCTATCTCAAAAGAGATGATGGCAGAGAGAGGTCTTGATGTATCACGTGTGGGTGTAGTACCTGTTGTCACCGTGCAAGAGTTTCGTACACAGGCTATGAAGATAGTATCTGAGTATGAGAAACTTAACAAAGATGATAGACCACCACTTCTTATGGTACTAGATAGTTTAGGTAACTTATCTACTTCTAAAGAAATTGAAGATTCCGCAGCAGGAAAAGATACCAG